CCCCGGTACTGGATCGCGACCACGCCGTCGATCACGGCGTTGGCGGTGCCGCGGTCCACGACGCACCGGACGAAGCGCTCCTGGGGCCGGTATACGTCCAGCACCAGGCACTTGTTGCCGTCGGCATCCGCCAGCGGGCCGACGAGAGTTCCCAGTAGGTCCGCGGCGCCGGCCATGCCGGTCACCACATCCTGCTGCGCCTTGATCTGCGTGACCTGGGTGGCGGTGAGCGTCCCGAACGCCGCGACGAAGAGCACGCCGTCCCAGTTCTGCATGTCCACTTCCGTGCTGTTCTGGTCGGTCGTCCCGGCGGCCACGGCATTCATGACTCGGGTGATCTTGATCTCATCGAGCAGATTCTGCGGCATAGTGCGCTCTCCTCCCTCTCGTCGGCTCAGGCCAGCTTCAGGCGGACGAACGCCTCGGCCAGCACCGGGGCGCCGTCGGTCTCCAGGCGCCCGATGAAGCCATCCTGGTTGGTCTCGGCGTACAGCTCCACGAGCCGCTGGACGGTGAGATCCAGCGCGTCCACGATCCAGTAGTTGCTGAAGTCGCCGATCATCCCGACGTAGAGCCCCGTCGTGAACGTGTTCGGCACGTACTCGGACATGTTGTAGGGCGACTCCAGGATCCGATCCGGGATGTTGCCCACGAGGCCGGGGTTCCACAGATACTGGCCGTTGCCGTCCTTCAGCTTCCGAATCATTCGCACGCCGTTGCGATGGAAGATCCACTGCGCACGGCCCCAATACTGGCCCTTGAGCTCGTGCTTGGCGTTGATGAGCCCGTCAGAGGTGATGGCCGTGGTGGTGTTGTCCGTGCTCACGTCTCGGGAGGTGGGGATCCCATCAGCCGAGGCCGTGAAGAGACCGATTGGCTGCTGCACGCCCGACCCGGTCATGAACGCCTTCTCCTGCGTGATGCCGAATTTGTAGCCGAGGCGCCCCATGACCAGGGACTCGACGTTGATGCCCGAGGCTCGGAGGAGCTTCTTCGAGACCTTGATGCGCTTCGCGAGCGGATGGGGCCGGAGCTCGCGCTTGCCAAACGCCATGGAGGCATCCGCCGAGCCGGTGCCCAGCTCGGAAGTCCAGTCCGCGTCGGCCGGATCGGCGTCCAGCGTCGGGACACCCAGGCCCTCGGCCTGGAGTACGGTCTGCTTGGTCGCGAGGCGCCGGATGAAGACTTCGTCGTCCACGGCCTGGATGAGCTGGGCGATGAACTCGAGGGGCGGCACGAGCGCGCCGCCGAGGATGAACGTGTCGGCCTGGAGGGCGCGGACCTCGGGGGTGGCCGCGACTGCGCCGAGGCCCATGTCTCCGAGGAGGTAGGATACGAACGCGGCCCGATAGGCGGGGCTCGACTGGGCTTCCAGCCGCGCCCGCAGGGCCGGACCGGAGCGCTCGTGGAGGCCGCGGAACGCCTTGGGGATCGTCGCAGCTCGGTCGGTCGGCGCGGGCTCCCCGGGAGGGATGCGGCCCGCGGTGGGCTCCGGGCTCGTCGCCATGGCCCGGTCCAGAATGTCCTGCTTCTGCTGGCGGGTCGCACGCTCGCCCAGCTCCTCCTGGGCCTTGTCGAGCCGATCGTATTCGACCTTCTCCTCGACGCTGAGCCCGCGCTTGGCGGTCTCAGCCCTGTCCAGGATCTTCCGCATGGCCGCGACATGCTGGCCACGCTCCTGCTTGATTTCTACGATGGTCGGCATCCCGACGCCCTCCCCTCGGCGCCGGGACAAAAAAAACACGCGAAGCCCCGGCGCCAGAACGTGAGTTCTGGTTCCGGTCGCTTCGCGCGATCGTTGGACCGCGGGCTATCGACCCTGCGGCACGAGCCGGATGCTCATTGGAGCCCAGGCCTTTCGGGCACTCGGCCGCTGCCTACACCATCGTCAACGTCCTGACGGTATCCCGCCGATTTCAGCCTGTCAACCTTTTTCGGATAAGGCCAATCGGCGACGGCGGATGTCCAGCTCCGCCCGCCAGGCATTTGCCTCCATCGGCATCAGGTGGCACATCCCATCCTCCTCGGACATCTCGTAGCCCTCGGGACAGGCCCCGTCAGCATCAGGTTCCACCATGTCCTGCCGGTCCTCCGTGACGGCTCCACCCGCCCGCTTCTTCCACGCGGCGAGGGACCGAAGGGCGACGTCGGTGTCCGGGTACGCGGGGAATGCGACGGGCGAAACGTCGAACAGTTTCACCTTCCGGAGGGTGCGGATCTCCTCGCCGGCCACCGTCTCCCATCCGGCATCGACGACCTCGAAGGCAAACGACATCTGCGAGATGTCGCCGCGCTCGATGAGGATGAGCAGGTCGCGGGCTGTCTGCGTGTCAGGCGGGTCGATTTCCACCGCGAGCCCCGTGGCGTCCTCGGAGAGCCTGAGCGTCCCGGCCCGGTTGCGGCCGAGGACAAGTCGGGAGTCGTGGTCCCAGAGCGCTCGGACATCGTCCGCCTTGATCGTCTCCGCGAAGGTGCCCGGGGCGACCTGCTCCCGAAACCACCCGAGGTCCTCGCTCAGCCGATTGAAGACGGCCGCATGGCCGGCAATCATCGGCACGCCATCCGCTCGCTTCGCCACCCGAAGCTCGGTCCCGAACGCTCGCCGCTCTGTCGTCACCTTGTCCGCCTTCTTCACGATGCCACCTCCCCCAGGCCGACGAGCTCCGTGAGCTCTCCGGCCGCTTCGATGTCCCATCGCTCCAGTACCGTCACCCCCTCGCCCAGCAGCGCCGCCCGGTGCTCGTGCGCGTACCGTCGCGCGATGTCCAAGTCCACCTTGAGCGCCTCGGAGATGTAGGCCGCGTGCCGGCTGTAGAACTCGTCCACCCACCGCCGCCAGGCCCCCACGTCGCCGGCGTGCCTTTCAGCGGCCTGCCGCACCGTCGCGATCTCTTTGCGGATGGCGCGGCCAATACCATCCTCCGTCAACAGGGCTTCGCGCGTCGGCATCATCCCGCTCCGCATCGGCAGAGCCTGTGGAGGCACCACCCGTTGCTTCCCGAGTTGGTCCGCCGGAACCATGTTGACCGGCGCCCAGTAGACATCGCCGCCGTCGATCCGGTTCATGTTCTCCCATCCTCGGATGTCGTTCGCGCTGAGCCAGCCGCCCTGGCGGCCGATCCAGTAGGCGTCGTAGCGGCTCTTGAGATCCCCGCGCAAGAGCCCGTCCACCACGAATTCGCTGAAATGCGTCAGCCGCTCCCGCGGCGTCAGGAGCTTGAGGGCGATCGCCTGCTCCCACCGCACGGCCCACGGCCGCACGTGATGCACCACGAACGACAGGAAGAACTGCTCGGCGCTCGCGTAGGTCGCCGTCTTGTCATCGTGCCCGATCATCACGCCGGGCACCCGGAAGATCCGCGCGATGTCGCCCACCTGGTACTGCCGCGTCTCGAGGAATTGGGCATGATTGTTCTGGATGGCAATCTGCTTCCAGCTCATCCCGTCCTCGAGGATCGCCACGCGGTGCGCGTTGGACAGGCCGCCGTAGAGCTCCTGCCACTGCTCCCGCAGCCGCTTCACCGTCTCCTCGCTGAGCTTCGTGGCCGTCGCCGGGCGCTCGATCACGCCCCCCGGATTGGCGCCGCGCCCGAAGAACGCCGCGCCGTAGGCTTCCGCCGCCAGCGAGAGCCCGATGGCCTCCGCCGTGAGCTGGATCGGCGAGAGCCCGAGCACACCGTCCGAGGACAGCCCTCGAACGTGGAGGACCTGCGAGGCGGCCAGGCGGGCGACGCCCGGGCTGCGGATCGGCTGGCCCGCGGCGGAGAGGCCGTAGCTCGGGACGGTCACGACGTACTCCAGCCCCGAGGTGCCGCGCTCCACGGTTACCCGGTCCGGGTGCAGAGGCCAGAGCGCCGAGACCCGCCCGGCGCCGTCGCGGACGATCTCGGAGTAGAAGTTCCCGCGGAGCGACAGGTGTCCCTGCCCCATTTCCCGCCACTCCATGGCGGTCTGCTCCGGGTTCGGCGAGTCGTGGAGGATCGAGTAGAGCGGATGCTCGGGGGCCGGGACTTTGCCGCCGCCGTCGAGCCGGCGGTAGACCTTGAGCGGGAGGCTGCCCATCGTTTCAGCCGACACCCGCACGCACGCGAACACGGCCGCGGACTGCATCGACGTGGCCGGGGTGACGGTGACCCCCGAGTGCTGCGCCCGGCTGCCGAACATCTCGATGAGCCATTGGGCGGGATTGTCCACGAAGGTCTTCTCGAGGGCCCGCCGCTCGGGCCGGAGCGCGGAGACGAGCGCGGCCAGCATCAGCGGAGCCCCGCCAGGCCGAGACCGAAGAGCGCGGCGCCGAGCGCGATCGCCGCGGCTGCGGGACCGAAGGCGCCCCAGATGCCCGCAGTCATCAGCGCGAGACCCACAAGTGCTCCAGCCGCGTTGATTGCTCGGCTCATGCCAGATCCTCCATCGTCAAATCACCAGGAGCGGCGCCTGCCCCGCCCGCACGCGCTCGTCGAGGGCTGAGGGCGCCGTCGCGGGCGCCACAAGCGCCACCGCGAGCGCGGTCACGAGGGCCACGATCCCGTCGATCCGTTCAGTCGATTTCCGCTTCGAGGGCTTGATGTTCCCGGTGGGGTCCTGCTCGGTGACGACGTTGCTCGCGCACCAGGTCAGGACAGGATGCCCTCCGTGGCGGAGCGTCCGGCTCACGACGAGCGCCTCCAGGTGCTTCGCCGGGGCCGAGAGCGACTGGAAGCCTTGGCGCACCGGCACACACGGGACGCCGGCCTCTTGCAATCGCGTCACGAGGCTGATCGCATTCCACGGGTCGTAGCCGGCCGCGACGACCTCGATGCCGTAGATTTCGGGGAGCGCGAGGATCCACGCGAGAATCACGTCGTAGTCCACGACATTCCCCTCGGTCGTGTGCAGGTGCCCCATGCGGGCCCACTCCCCGTAGGGCACCCGATCCCGCTGGGCGCGGCCGCGGATGTTCTCGGCCGGCACCCAGAACGTGGGCACTACACTCACACGGCCGTCGTCATCCACGGCGACGAGCACGG